TGCACCCAAAAGCAAAACTGTTTGGCTTTGATGAAGATAAAAAGCTATACACCGGAGATGGTGTTGAGAGCATTAACTACCAGTGGACTACTTGGTGCGCGTGCATTGGTATGTTGCACTTGGAGATGGAGCCAGCCAATGACTGAAATTCAACAAACAAACATTGCTGTGGCGAACTTCATCATTGGTGAGTTGCACAAGGACAAGCCTTTTAATTTGGTTTTGGATACTGGTGAAACGGGTGCTTTGTACCACATTGCGAGCGAGTCACATCACTTGCACAGTAACTTTGTGCGCAAATTGGAAGCAACTTTAAGACAGCGCGTGAACAATGGCACAGGCGTTATTTTGGAATTGAGTGATTCAAATGCTGATCTGTATTACCACATGCTGTCGTCGTATATCGCGGAGTTTGATCAGTATGGCGTGGTGAAGGCTTTGGGAGAGGTGTCGTGAATATTGATAAGCGAGTACGAGCATCAGAGTTTATGAATTTACTTTCTGTTGGTCGTACTAAGTTCTATAGAATGCTGAAACGTGGCGAACTTCCAAAGCCAATAAAACTAAGTGAAAAAGATGTTTTTTGGCATGAGTCGCAAGTGAAGAAAGAAGTCGAAAAATACAAGCAAGAATCTGATAATATAGCCTGCACCTAGCAGGCTTCTTATTTTGTGCCAGCACAGGTGCTTAATTAAAAACGGGTAATGATACGGGTAATCAAAACCCTCAAACAAAATAAATGTTTAAATTTCTAAGGGATACGCTTGATATGCTTCTCATGATCGAAAAGAAAGATAAAAATTCGTGTTAATTCTTTATAGTTCCCAAAGCCCTTATGGCTCAATGATTAAAACCAAAATAAGTCCTTATTAGTTCTTCATAGTTCTTTATAATCCGCACAAAAAACGGGTAATATCACGGGTAATACAAACCTTACCCGCCCGTTACCCGTTATGGCCACAATAAAACTGACAGACGCAAAAATAAAAACACTAAAGCCACAAGATAAAGTTTATCGAATTTTAGATGCAGACAGACTTTATATTGAGGTGCGCCCAACTGGTGTAAAAGTGTGGCGTTTTAAGTTTGTGTTCAATGGCAAAGAGTCATCTATGAGCCTTGGTGAATACCCCATTATCGGTCTAGCTGATGCACGTTTATTGCGTGAAGAAATGAGGGCAAAACTTGCGAAAGGCATTCACCCAGTAGAAGATCGTAGACAGGCCAAGCAAGCTATAGATGATAAGCTCACAAACACCTTCAAAGCCATTGCACAAGAATATGCAAAAGAACGCTTAAAGACAAAATCGGAAAGGTATGCAGAACAATTTCAGGTTTCTCTAGAAAAGGATATTTTGCCCATCATTGGCAATAAGGATGTTAAAAACATCACGTCTGCTGATGTGCTCACAATTATTAAAAACACAATGAAACGTGTGCGCTCTCAAAAGAACCGCGGCACTGGCGAAGTGACCGCCATTCAAAACAGGAAATTCATTGGTGCTGTAATGCGCTATGCAATTGCAACACTAAGAGCTGAAAACGATCCCACTTATGCTGTCCGTGATGTTGTGGCTCGACCTGAAGTTACACATGCTAAATCACTGAGTAAAGAGGAACGCGCTCAGGTACGCACAAGATTAGAAAATTATGGTGGCGCAGAGACAGTTAAGAATGCTGGGTTCATGCTGCTTTATACAATGTTGAGAACAATTGAAATCAGAAGAATGGAGTGGAATTGGGTGGATTTCGACGAGCGTGTCGTAAACTTCCCTAAAACAGCCATGAAGAAAAGCCGAGCTCATATTTTACCAATTTCAGACCAAGTCTATGACATCTTAAAAACTCAGTATGACAACTCAGGGAATAAAAAATATGTATTCCCTGCTGTGTATAAAAGCGATGGTATGCTCAACCAAATGACGCTGAATAGAATGCTTGAAAACTTAGGGCTTAATGATGTTTCTGCCCATGATTTTCGCGCAACTGCATCAACCTTACTTAATGAATTGGGTTATGAAGAAAAATGGATTGAATCACAACTTGCACATGCTGACGACAACAAAACAAGAGCCTCATATAATCATGCAAAATATCTGATAGATCGTCGAAAGATGATGCAAGATTGGGCAAATATTGTGGATGGATGGAAAGAATAAAAATGAAAACATGGGAACAGTATTATATTGAGCAGTGCGTGACGTTGTCTGAGCCGTGGGATAAGAAATTAGGCTGGTGTATCTGGCATAGTTGTTTTGATTATTTGCATGGGTGTACAAGTGAGTATGCCGTTTTGAGTGGGGTGTGGAGTTGAGGTATTTTATTAAGAGGAGTGGAAAACTGAAGTGATATGAATTGTTAAGTATATTAATCATAACAAAAAGAAATACTAAAACCCTTGTCCAATTATTCACTTTAGAATAATATTGGCACATGCTAAAGGTTTAAAGAAGTTTAGTAGGATTTTTTATACCTAGCAAACTAATTTTAATTATAATATATCTATTTCACACACCCAAAGGAGTTTATTATGAAAGATGCTAAAGTGGTATTTGCAGCTGTCGAGTGCTTCGAGGGTTGCGACCTTTAAGATTTAATTAACCATAAGTTAGACAAAACAACCCTCATGTGAGGGTTGTTTTTTTATTGGGGTAAAAAATTGAACGAGCCTGTAATGATCCTAGGCATGACACTTCCAAATTTTCTACAAACAATCAGCTTATTGATCGCTGCTTGTGCGTTAATTTTTAATGCCCTACAAGTTAAAGCACTAAAAATTCAAAATACACAGAATGAAAAAAAGGCACGCCAGCGCGCCACAATTGATCTCGCCTTGCACGAAAGAGTGGATGTGTCTTATTTAGACTGTAAAAAGAAATTTATTGAAATGCGTGATTCAGGGAATGTAAATCTAACGAATCTTGCTTGTGATATTAAAGCAAATAAGTCTCAAAATGATATTGTTTTTGCATACCTAAATCACTATGAGTTTCTAGCTTGCGGAATATTTGAAGAAGCTTTGGATGGCGGTATATATAAAAGAATGAGAAAAACATCAGTTGTTAATGACTGGAATGCTTTGAAGCCCTATATATATGAGTTGCGAAAACAACGAAATAATCAAAAAATTTATTGTGAGTTTGAGCGATTAGTTACCCAATGGGAAAATGAATAAATATGATAATAGCCCTCACTTGAGGGCTTTTCAACATTAGAATTCTTCCACTGGTAGCAAATCAACTGTCTGACCTGCCAAGCTATGGTGACAATCCGATAAGAATTGAATTTTTCCATCTGTGATAAATGAATGGCATTGGCTTGGATGGCCTTGGTTCACCATTAATGATGGTGTGAATGTCGGTGCATCCACATTCCCATTAAAACCCCATCTGATACGATGCTGCTCACCAACATGGATGGGGTGTAAGGTTTTACAACCCGGACATTCAATGAAGTAAATGCCGTTTGATTCCAGTAATACGTTACTTACTTTCTTGAACTCGCTCATTTGCTGACCTTATATTCGATTAGAACTTTAGCCACCGCCTTAGCAGCAGTCCAATATCGAGCATTGAATTGAAATAATTCTTCTTCATTGGAAATGAAACCAAGCTCCACAATTAAACCGCCATTGCTGATAAATCCGAGCTTTCCTCGTGCAGATTGGCTTTGATCAATCCAACCATTGTCACCACGTAATCGGCTGCCAAAAGCATCTGCTACGGCTTTAGATAAATCCTGAGCTAGTTTCTTATCTTTAGGTAATGCGATAGTTTCGACACCATTCGCTTGCTTTGATGCTGCCGCATTCATATGGAATTCAACAGCAACGCTTGAGCCTTTAATGAGTTTGATGGCTGCATTTAAATTCTGGTTGGTTGCGCCTACCCCATCGGTTTTATATTGAATGCCTGCCTCACGTAAATAAAAAGCTACTGCATTACGGAAGTTAGTCACTAAATCAGCTTCTTTATATTTGCCGTTGACTGTACCAGGATCAGTATTGCTATGCCCTGCTGTAACTGTGACAAACTGATTTTCTTCATGCAGTTCAGGCTGCTTCTTTAAACGTGCGAGCACCATTGCTACACCAACGAAAATCCCCACCCATTCAGCAACGTTTTCAGGAATCTTGTTTTTCAACTCTTGCGGAATCACTGCCCAGACATTTAAAAACTGTTCTGAGAATAAAATCAGAGCATAAAAAAAAGCGCTTAATGCGCCTACTTGTACCGACTTGAGTTTCCAAGCCTGTTTCCAGTTATCAATCAATTTCATTTCGTTTTCCCATTTTAAAATCATGAAGTTCTTGAGCGCGTTTATCGTCTCTGCGTCGGTAGTACCAATTCACTATCAAGCCTGCCATAGCCACAAAAAGCCCCGCCCACGGCAATATGTCTATTGATAACAGCCAAGCGAAAAAACCGCCTAGCCCACCTATGTATGTTGTCTTGCTTGCAACATCACTAATGACTGCTGCTGTTTCTGCTGTTAAATGCGCTTTATCAGCCATTGCGCCCCCTAAATTTTGGTAATAAAAAACCCTGATCTTATTAAAGATCAGGGTTAGTTTTTGTTTGTTGTGGTTCCTAGCTCATCCATATAACATCGACTTGCTCATCTGTTAAATTCAAAGTAATTCGTGCTTGATCAATAAAGGGATCGGTGCGGCTAAAGAAAGTTGCACGAGTATATGCAATTTTTAACTTAATATCAGCCTTGATTAAACTCTGAACTTGATCATATAGACCTGCATCAACAAGCTTAATATCAAATTCAATTGGCGTGAGGGTTGGCATGCGCTCACGGTGCAACTGTGCTTTATCTTCGGCTGATAGATATTTTTCAGGGTTCTCATGGCGATCTATTTCTTCGTATGCCATCAATCGGTATTGAGTTAAATCAATCCAATTTGAAACATCAACATCATCTTCAAAATAGCGAATTTCTGATAAATCGTTTTTAATGTATTTTTGCATTATGACAACCTCACTACTCTCTGAATACCTAAATTCACACCACCTATCTTATAAGAAGCCCCAACAGGTATAACTGCACAAATTGTTGATGTGACAAAATACCCTGAGTTACCACTCATTGCAGAAACAACTACGTTATCAACTTCGATAGTCATGTTGCTACCCTGTGAAGATGATTGCGGTTTATTCTGAACACTTATAAGCTCTGGTTTATTGCTTGTGTTTGTGTATACTGAGCCGAATACGATTGAAGATGTTATGTCTGTATAGGTTTGCCCAACACCGAAAAGAACCCTCCTCAACTTTAATGCAGTAATAAAATCAGTGTCATTTATCCCCGCTTGAGCGATTGCGGTTGTTGCAATTTTTGCCACGCCTAATGCTGTTTCTGTAGCTTGTGGAATTGCTGCGTTCGGGAGTGTTGGTAAGTAAATCGGATCAACTTTCACATTTGCATCGAGTGGCGCAATACCATTCGCAAAGCCTTTTTGGTTGCCAATCGATGTATTCACAAACACATCAGTCTGCTCACGAACTTCGGTTAATTGCGAAACCCCATCATTTACGGTCTGCTGAAATGTTGCAAACTCTGACTGTGTGACATAACGTGAAATCTGATCAATATCATCAATCAAAGCGTCGTTGTTATCTTTGATCTGCAAGCGATAAGAACCATCACCGAGAAAGATTTTAGCCTTTCCATTCTGGTCAAGGATGACTGGGTTCGGATTTGCCACTGTTCCAGCCATTGTGGTATATGTAGCTTTACTGGTCGTCGTTCCTGCTGAGTATGTGTAAACCTTGCCACCTGCCAGCGGTTTGCCATCTAAGCCAAAGCACTGAAAACTGACGTTTGTCGCTAATGTAGCCATGTTTCACCTGCACATAAAAAACCGCCAATTAAGGCGGTTGATGTGGTTTAATTTGGGAATAAGAAAAATTGAGGGGTTAGGGATGATTCAGATAATTGCTTTTCTAGTTGGCGCTTTCATAGCGTGGTGGGTGCTGATGTTTGTGCTCGTTATCATTGCAAACATTTGCATCAGCATTCACTCATGGTTTGAAAGTAATCACTGATTTCCGTATGCTGCTCCACCAATCATCCCGGCTTTTGATAGCTTATCAATGATTTCTAATTGAGTATTAGATATTAATGGATTCGTTGCTGCTGGGACTGCTTCACCTGCAACCGACCCTTTTAATGATCTGCTCACCTTCACGGAATCCGCTACATCTTTAAGTGGTGATAAAAGAACACGCACGCCCGGTTTATTGATAAAACCACCAAAGAAGTTCATTAATGCCGCAGATGTGTTTGAGTTATTCACATAAGAGTGATTTGGTTGCGTCACAAGGTAATCACCTGCCTTAGCGATGTCCTTAATGTGACTTAATTCATTCGCATCAAACACGGTTAAAAGCCGACGATCCCCTAAACTATCCAGTGCTTTTTTCATGCCTGCTGGACTAAATCCGCCATTTTGATTCACCGATTTATTGCTAATCCATAGCAGGGTTTGCTGTTTAATATCAGCTACCGCTTGAGGATTGGTGTTTTTAAGCACTTCGATAGTTTCACCCAATTGGGCTGCATTACCGCCAAGAATATGCTTCTGAAATAGTTTGTCAGGCTCAACACCTTTCAAGGCATCTTGAAGCAATGGCATTTTACTAATAAGCTCAGAGTTAGCCTTATGAGCTTGCCTTGCGAATTGATAAGCTTGTGCCGACTCATTACCCGTTAAGCCCTGCAACACTGTTGCTTGGCGACTATTCAAAGCATCACGAACTACACCGATTGCATAGCTTGAGCTTGTGGGCTGTCCATTTTGCAAACTCGCTTTGTATTCACGATTTAGAACCTTGATAAGCTCTTCTGCTTTATTTAGGGTAAATTCTTGAGGTTTTTTCTCAATATCCTTAATAATCTTCTTGATTCCAGCAGGCAAACTCAATGTTGCATAGTTTTGCTCAAGCAAATCTGTTGCTTCTTTGGCGAATGACTCACCATCCAAAACAGTATTATTGCCTTGGGCCAATCGAGCATTATCATAAGCAGCACCAATAAATGCTTTATTTTGTGCATTTCGATCAAGTAGGGAGTCTGTGGCGCCTTTGATTGCACCGTACTGATCGGTTGCATTGCCGCCTGTTTTTGCAATCACATCATCAAGCGCACCAATAACCTTACCTTCATTATTGATAAGTGTTTGTCGTAACGGATCGCCAGCACCTTGAATTTTTGCAAGCTCGGCTTGTTTCTGCCAAAGTATTGGGTCTCCAGTGAGTTGAGCGCGAGTTGGTTTAATACCCAGTCGATCAAACACGATTTTACGCGCAACAGCCTCTTTATTGACTGCCTTTCCAGATTTGAGCGCAGCGCCAACCTCCTTGCGCAAACCAGCCACAACATCGTCAGACAGGTCTCCGATTTTGATATTGCTTTGTTTTAACGCGATTTCAATCTGATCGTCAATTGCTGCTGATATTTTTTGAGTAGTGGTGCGAGTCGGGATTTTGTTTACGACCTTAACCACACCCTCACCAACTTTCTGCCCCACGCCTGCGCCAATTGCACCACCGAGCGCACCAGCACCCATGCTTTTTAATCGCTGCGTGTTATTCTCATGCACACCAGTCGCACCAACCAAAGCACCAAGCGCAGCATTCTTGCCAAGAAACTCCGCGCCTGCTTTTGATACCAGCGGCACACCTGATTTGAGTGTTCCGCCTACGCCTGCAATTGGCGCAGTTAAGAGCATGTTTGCACCCACGCGCGTGACATCGGCACCTTGCTTATTGGCCTTGCGGACAGTGTTGTGATTGTCGTTGGTGTTTTTATAGCTCTTGGTAAGTTTCTCATACCGATCTGTTTCCAGATTAGTGCCAAAAACCTTGTTAATTCCACCACGAATGCCATCCGCTGCATACTCAGCAGCCTGAACCACTGGAACACCAATATCAGCCAAACCAAGCAAGCCAGACTCCCAAAACTGGGTAGGTCCTTGTTTCTTGAGTTGCTCTTGCTCAAGCGCTTTTCGCGCCTTGGGTGTATTGTCAAATTGCTTGTATGGCTTGCCTTCTGCTGTCAGTCGGATAGACGGCATTTTTACATTAACATTGATTGTTAAGCCTAAATCCTTAGCAATGTCTGCATTCGATAGTCCAGCAGCGCGTGCCCTTTCAAACCCTGCTGCATATCTTGGGCTTTTTACAATTGCGCTAAAAATCTCCTGATCTGGAATATTAGCCTTTCTTGCATTCGCAATTTGTTCCTGAATTTTCGCCATCTAAACACCTATTTATTAAGTTTTCCCAAGCATGGACAGATCAACCTGCTTTGGTGCGCCATATTTAGAAGTGAGTTCTTGAACAGTTAAGCCTTGCGACTGTGGCTGACCACCAAAAATAGAAGAATCCACTGCTTTTGGTTGACCATATTTTGCGGTCAATTCCTGCACCGTTAAACCTTGCGGCTGTTTTGGTTGTCCAAATATGGAAGCGTCAACCGCCTTTGGTTTTCCGTACTTCGCTGTGAGTTGCTGAACAGTCAAGCCTTGTGGTCGTGGTGCTTGTGATACTGGACCACCACCTAGACCCAACTCAGACCATGAGCGCTTTGGTTGCGCATAAGGTGATGATGGAAGCGATGCCCATGTACCACCTGACTTCTTGACAGCGGTTTGAAAGTCGCCTTTTAAAACATAAGGAAGCGAACCGTTTTGAGCCATCAACGCCAGTGCTGCGATATCTTGATTTCGAGGCGAGAAGTCTTTTAATCCGTACTGGCGCGCCACCCCATCCCATGTGTCTTTTAAGAACTGATAGCGACCTGCTGCTGTAGTGACATTGGACTTACCATCAGTCTGTACAAAGCTTTTGCGGATGTTTGGGTGCGACTGTAGGTTGTTTATGCGCTGATTGCCGAACATAGTGTTATAACCATGCTTCACACCCTCAGCCTTAGCAATAATGTCGAGCATCTGCCGAGCGTTTGGATTGCTGAGTAACTGCTGCAATTGTTGGTATGTCGCCATACTTTCCTCCAATAAAAAAGCACTCTTCCGAATGCTTATTCGTTATTTAAAGAAGTCTATTGCGTTGGGTTTTCCTCCACTGGAGGGTTTAGCAATCGTTGCTGGGATTCCGCCACTATTGAGAACCTTGTATTTTTCGTTAAGTTTCTCGATAGTTTCCAGTGCGGCCAGTCGGGTTTCAATCGGGATGGTTGGATCTGACAAGTTACCCGCCATGTCTTTATACATCGCCACATCTTTATCAGATTGTGGACCAGACATTTTCGGCATTGCTGCAACCATCTGGCCTGACAGCGTTTTAAGTTGCGCTGTTGCCTTTGCACCTTCCGTTGAAATGCCGACGGTATTAGCAAGAAGATCAGCACCAGCACCCAAATAGCTGCCAGTGGCTTTACTTAAAAGCGCTCTGATCTCAGGAATAATGGTCTCAACTCGTTGAATCCGTGTATTTTCCTCATTTTTTGCTGACTGCTGCGCTACGGTGGTTGTAGACTTAACTACAGGCTGACCAGTAGGCGAACTAATCGGCACAGCACTGCCGTTCGGATAGACCATATACAAGCCATCACCAAACTGCTGAACCGTTCCTTTTTTCTGCTCCAGTTCGATTTTAGCCTGCTCGACACTCAATTTGTTTGCTGCGGTTTGAGCATTAACGTCGGTTGAGTAGCGGCTTGTTTCGGCTGTTCGGATACTGTTGTTTTCAGACGTTTGGTTGGTTCTGATGTTGTTATCTACCGATGTTTGATTATCCAAAACATTATCAGCAGTTGTGAAGTTATACTTTTCAGGATTCTGTGCATAAGCTTTTTGCAGATTAAGTGCAAAACTTTTAAGGCCTTCTGGGTTTGTGCTTAAGCCCTCAGCTGTAGCAAAATATTGATTGTACGTTGCTTCGTTCAATAGTCCTGCGGTCTTGGCATTATTTAAGGCTAGCTTTACAGCGTTTGCATCACCTGACTGCGCTGCCACATACAAAGCCTGATTCGCAGCAGTTAGTAAGGTCTGAGCGTTTGCAAGGTTTTTCCCTTGCGTGGTTGCATTGTTCTGACCTGTTTCAGACTGGGTTTTTCCAATTTCCGCTTCAATCTTCTGCTGATCTAAAGCGGCCTTTTGCTGTGCTGCTTGCTGTGCTTGAAGTTGCGGCATAACAAAACGAGCCATTGGAGAGGTTTTACCGATCTCCATCATCTTATCAAGGTCGCCATTGGTTTCTTTGTACAGTCGGTTTAATTCACCATCTGACTTTTGTTGCGTGTAAAACTGTGCAAGTTGTGAACCTTGGTCAAGCATCCCCATCATGTCTGGAGCCTTGACCTGTAAAGGTAGTGAGTGGTCAAGTATAGCCATTAAATCACCCCGCTATTTTTCATCATTGCGTAACTTGTCGCCATGCTACCAAGATTGTTTGCTGTATTTGCCCAATTGTTTGCACTTGCAACCTGCCCAGCAGCAATTGAATTAGCCCCAGCCATGGTGTTATTTGCGACCGCTTGCGCAGTTTGAGCACCAGCATTACCCACTTGAGCTGCTGCGTTTTGACCAATGCCAACCAAGTTTGATAGTCGGTTGTAGCGGTTAGTCTGGTCTGCATTGAATCGGTTGTACGCATTGCTATACTCTTGGCTTGCTGATTCCTGACCGTAATTCTGCAATGCTTTTAATGTGGCACCACTCAATAAACCACCTTGAGCTGCTGCACTGGATTGAATAGCATCTTGACCTTGTTGCAGTCTGAACTGGTAACTCGGATCGTTATAAATATCCTGACCAGTATAGGTTTGGTTGAAATATCCATCAGGTGTCATTTGACCCATTAATTGACTGAGTGCTGTGTCGCCTGCCTGCTTGTATGGGTCTAAATCCTTACGGGTCTGGTCATACATATCCCATTGAATCTGACTTGCTCGATCTGCTGATGCCGCTTGTGTTTGGGCTGCACTGCTTGACTTTTTGCTTGCGTATGCACTGCCAGCAGCACCAACCGCTGCTGCACCCACTACTGCTGCTGCTACCATATTAATCTCCCAACCATGCTGAATAATAAGTTTCTACAGGGGTGTAATTTAGTTTTTCAAATAACCAAGACGCATCCTTATGCATTTTCGACCCGACAAACATGCGCTGAACACCGCGTTTTTTAAGTTGCTGCTCTACAAATTTGAATAGTTGAAAGCCAGCGCCACCGCCACGATGCTCAGGCAAGACATAAAAAATATCCATCTGACAGGTTAAGCAGGTCGAGTAATGTAAGCCTGGTGCAATAAAACCGATGAAATAACCCACCATCTGACCTGCGCTGCGTAGCGTCACAAAAATCAGTCCACCCTGTTTTTCAGTGGCGACGTATTTATCAAACTGCGGGGAAAGCGGCACTTTATCCTGATTCAAGGCCAGTTCTTTATAATGAATCGGAAGTAGTGGTTTCAGGTATTCAAGGTTTTCTTCAAAGCTTTCAATGTGCGCTGTAATCATGATTTCACCTTAATATCTACAACCATTGAAATCCGATCAAAGGCTGAATTGTTAATGACTTCATGCTCCAGTTTGTTGTTAAACCAGAAAACATCACCTGTGCGCATATCCACCTGCTCGTCATCAGCACGGAATAAACAACCCGGTGCTGACTGCAAAACAACATGAAAGCGCGTGTAATAATCGGTATGTTCTGGCGTGTCGGCGTGCGGATAAATACGCCCACCCGGTGCAATCTTGTTAATCATCACCCGACCAAGGCGTTCACCTTGTACCAGCGCCATCAGACCAAAGACCAGTGACCGCGCTTCATGCAAAATATCGAATGCTGGATAGTTCACGCTCTCGTGCTGATCGAACTGTGTTTCGCCACGTTTATATTTTTCCAGTTCTTCTTCTTGATCGAAGACACGTTTTTCAGGGAAACGAAGCATAATTGATTCAATTTCACCGAATGGGCCTTGCGGATAGTCGCGCAGAAACGTGTCCTCTTTCCATAAATCTGGTCTGCGCTTGATCGCTAAAACCAAGGCATTCACATCAGCAGGGGGTAAAAAGTGAAAGTGCCTCATATTAATATCCGTTTAGCTTATTGATTGCAGTTGCTAGATCTGAGAAAAAAATAAGCCAGACTTGCGAAATCTGGCCGTTTACAATCATGGGTTCGCCGATTGGCGGCTGTAGCTTCTTCATCGTAGTTTCACCTTAGCGCCTGTAATCACAAGCCGTACTGGGTCACTCATGCGGATACGAAAGACTCGCCCAAATGACTGGCCTAATCTTCTAAAAATGACGCGCTTGCCATATTCACCGATCTTGCCAAGTGACTGTTGCTGACTGTGTGACCATGTTTTCCCGCGATCGTCTGACCAGTCCAAGATAATCTGCGGATCTATTCCAGTTTCCTGCCCGACCTGAGCAATCAATTCCAGTTCGCTAAAAATCAATCGAGTGCCGTGTGGATTGACAACTGGTGTAATGCGTTCACGTAAAATTGAAGCGCCATCATCAGTCTGCGCGCTTGGCGTGAGTTGATAAACCTTGCCATTTAGCCGATCACCGACCAAGTGAGCATTCATAAAGTAGCAATAGCTCGCTGCTCTGTGTTGTTCGTGTTTGTTGGTTTCAGTGTTATAAAAACTGCGCTCATGCCACATATTTGTCGTTGAATCAAAGCACCAAGTTTTTTTAGCAGATGGGAACGTCATCAGCAAAAATGAATGACCATGCTCTTGATATGCAAATGAATAAGCGTCATCAATTCGCGAGTATGAAGCAATTTCATATTCAATCGCATGATTTGAAATGCGCTGTGCCTGATAGCCTTGCGTCATGACAATCTGACCACGCCCCGCATCGCTCTGGCTGAGCCACACAAGGCTTTGACCAAACTGACAGACTGAATCCTTAGCAACGCATCCGACTGGTATAAAGGCGCCTGACATGCGCTGAAATGGCAGATTCGCATCACCGGTACTTGACCATATTTCAGTGCTCTTTTCACCAATCAACCACAATTGACCACCATTTGCGATAGTTCGCACAAGGTCATCAGACTTGGTTTCTGCTGTAGCGTAACTGAGTGCTGTGGTTTCTGTATTTAGCAAGCCTGACCACTGAATACGCCCAGATTTCGGCACAGTCCAGACAAGCCGAGAATCAAGCACAGTCACATCGGACGCACCAAAGAATTCTTCACCAGATATCTGGGCAAGCGTATTATTGGCAATGGTGTACTTGTATGCAGCAGCACCAACAATCATCACATGCAGCGAGTTGTCGGCAAATGTAACGCGGTTTACACCAGCAATTGCTCCAATTTCTAAAACCGCACCGATCTTATCGATCGTGTAAAGCTTACCACCAGCAACAACAAGCACCCGATCTGTGAGCGCATACATGCCACGGATTGCGCCGCCATCAAGCTCGTACTTTTTAATCAGTCCAGGTGTGGGGGTAAGTGCTGATACTTGCGGCGCATTTCCACTTTCAACCGCTTGCGGATATAGATTTATCGTGCGCTGGCAGTCAATCGCCCAGTCTTTTAAGTGGTACGACTGACCAACTATTGGAACATCAATAACAGCCATGATTACCCCCAACTGGCAAGTCATTGCTTGCATAAAGCGGAGTTGAATTACTTTCTTTTAGCAATGTTGTTGCGCTGCGGTAATTCGTTAAAAGCATTTGAGTTGGTTCAACGCCAAACATGGTGGATAAATCTAAAGCCAAAGCTAAAATTAATGGCCGTTCATAACTTGGTGGTAACTGCAATTCATCATTGGCTGAAATGTTGTAAGGCAGAGTTAAAGCTTTAAAACTTAACTCACCATCGCCAAAAAACGTCCAGACCTCGCCATTTACGCTGTAAGTGACATTTGCATCATCTTTGGTGGTGTTGGTATCTCTGACGATATAAACAGGCTCACTGTTCAATAAACCACGCTCTACAATGCCAGATATTGAAGTTTTATAATCTGGTGCATCAGTGTTATTTGGTGAAACCTTTGCAGATCCATTCAGGTTAATAGTGATTTGCTCAACTTTGTGGATATACAGTCTTTTTGTGGCCCATTGTGAAAGCAGACCCTCTAGTGTAATCAGAGCATCTGCGAGTTCATTTCCCTGCACACTCTCGCCAGCAGCAAGAACACCAAGTTGCTTGAGCGACATTTCTATAATTCTGCTGACTAGCATGTCAATCTCCAATAAAAAAACCGCCCTCTAAGGCGGTTCATGTTTAATTTGGTTCGCTATAGCTTCAACCCTTGCGACCAAAGCTCATCAATTTGAGCTGAAGATAACCCCATCAGCGATGACATTGTGAGAAGGTTACTATTATTTCGCTCAAACACCGTAGCATCTTGCCATTCGATTTGAATAATTTGACGCTGCATATCATCTTCGATTTGAGTAATAAGTGTTTCAATATCAGCAAGATTGTAGCCATTAGTTACGAGCGCAAGCCGAAATTGTCTGCGCGTTAATGCTGGCACTAGCGGGGTTTCGTAAGTCACAGCCCAGACATAGTTTTTATTAAACTGCGCCAACGCATTTAGGATTTGACGCTTATCACCATTACATTGATTGACTAGCTCACACACGCCTGCAAACTCTGGCGTAATTGTGCAGCTGCTTTCAGTGATTTCGAGTTGATGAATCTCAACACCGTCTTTATTTGATACAAGTTTTAGCATATTTGTTCCTTTAGAACGTGCGCTATCGCGCACGCATACAGATAACACAAGACAGATTACAGATTTACGAAAGCTGGACGCGCCCCGAAAGCCGTAGCCGTGTACGAACGAGCGTAACTCAAGTTCAAGGCGAACACGCCAGCATTGGCTGCGTGGTACCAAGTGCCGCCACGGATGGGAAGGGACTCAATAGTTAGGTTTAACCAAAGACCATCACCATTGAATGTAGCCACTGCATCAACCACCGGGAATAAACAAAGTGCTTTCAGTTTAATCAATGCGGCAGCACTAACAGGGTTTACGGTAGATAGATTTTTGATTGCACCAAAGGCTGAGCCATTAATTGTGTAATCTGCTGTACCGGATGTTGCAAATTTAACTGTTCCTGGAGTTGTTCCACTGCCATCCGGTGTAACTAGGTTGCCAGTCGCCCCGTTAATTGCTTTCCACTCTGTCGATGCTGCACCAAGATTGATGGCCGAGTTTGCAGCATTGTTGTTTTCAATGATTTGAATTTCACCATTAAGCAAACGCATTCCGGAATTCCATTCCCATACGTTACCGGATAAATCAGCAATGCCGTTTTCTTTACCGTTGTGTCGCCATTGTACAGGTCCTGACCCAGTCAGTGTGCGTGCCGATCCCGTGGTGTTTCCTGGAGCTAAACCATCAGGACGGCGACCCACAAGTAAGGGGTTCTCCGAACTGCGGCCATAATAAGTATTCCCTAGCGGCTGGGTGTTATCCTTGTAGCATTGCAAGGCCACGGCGCTCCACTCAGCATTAGTGATTAAGTGGTGGCCGTTACCACACGCTCGCGCTGCTGTTAAAAAGTTGTCATAGTTAGTGCTATGGCTTGGCTCTACATTTGGCAGACTGAGCAACTCACCATTTACGATTCTTCCCTGATACGTGCCGATAAAGATTTCAGGCTTTTCAACACCGTCTACAATAAACGCTGGGTGTGTACCACTTAATGAAGCATCAATCGTACTCATATCGTACTTTTGAATGATGTTCATATAAGTCGGCTGACCTTTGGCTGTATAAAGTACGGTTTGCAAGCCACCAGATGCCAGCTCTACCGATTGACGCAATGAGTCTTTGATCAGGATTGTGAGGTTGCCGCCTTCGATATTATTTCCGGTTGTACCGCCGACGTAATCTATGACTTTGGTTAGACTTTCTTTAAAACCTGCTTCTGTGACATTTGGGTTGGTCAGGCTGCTTGCTGCGGGTAAATTAGCCATGGGCTACTCCTTAATTAATTATTGTGACCACATTAGATTTGTGCTTACCGGGTTCCACATCAAATCAGTGCCAACCAAACTCCACATTAAAGGGGTTTTGTTTGGTCGGCTGCCACCACCAATAACTGTGCAGCCAGGTGTCCAAAATGCACCGCCAATGACGGTGCTTAGCGGTGTTTTGATCATGGTTTTTCCTTATGCGACAGATACAGCGACTTTGATCGGTTCTTCGATATTGCTCCAAGCCCAAATGATGAAGGGGTTTGCAATAAAGACTTCTTTTGATGTGTGAGCGCCAGCCGTGATGTCTGGTGATGTTGCAGAATGCGCAAAACTAAACTCTCGGCCCGACTTGCTTTGAATGAATGCCGATTCTGATCCAGTTGTAATTTGTACTGGCGTTTTTGTCAGTGTAATAATTTGAGTTGGCATCATTCACCCCCATCAGATTCAATCACCAGATTCAATAGAACCGCTTTGCTGTCACGCGCACCAAACGGAATATTTCGCTCAGTGAGCAATGCCTTTAGATCATCGGCCGAAGTATCCTCAAGCTCCTTAATGCGCAGTTTTTTACTCAGTTCTGCATTTTCCTGCTCAAGCTCAGCCACTTTTAAAGCCAAAGCATCGAATTGCTCAACTGGAACCAATGCGGCTGAATCAATCGGATACGCTTCGCCGATGTGCTGATTTTCGCTTTGCTCTGGCAGATCACCATACCGACTCCAGCCATCAGCAGTCAATTCCGCTTCATGATCTTCATCATAAGCAATGACAGTTTGATAATTCTCTTGATCGCCCTTGTAGAGCATTTTTGGATATTGCATTTATCAATCCTCAATATGAATAAAAAGGCAGAGCCGAAGCCCTGCCGTTTACATCATTTAGGTTTATGAAGTCACTTGCGGGATACGAACTGCATGTAGACCGCGAACAGTCTGGAAGCCATACAGAACGTCGATACGGGTACGCTCAATATCGTTGTTACCATCACCAAACGTCATCACACGAACTGAGATGCCAGACGGCAAGCGAGCTGTGTAACCCTCACATGATGCAATTACTGGAAGCGGTGCAAATGCTGCGGTAAATGCGTCTTTATGGAATGCAAGGTTCTGCACGCCATTGATTGAGGCAAGTGTCACCGCCGCACCAGACGCAGGAGATGCAGATACAGTTTTATTCGGAGCAGTCGGATTGATTGATGGGTAGATTTTCACGGCTGTACCAGTGCTCACAGTCACAGTTTCAGTCACAACGAATTGCTGCAAGCCACCTGTGTCTTGACCAGTCAACGGATGAACCGCATTTACACCAGCAATAGTAATCACATCACCTTTCACCAATGTGCCGCCCGTGCCAGCAGTCATAGTAATTGAACTACCAGTCTGAGATGCTGCGCTCACAGTGATAGTTGCAGCAGTACCTTTGGTGTGAGTTGGGATTGATTGATGTTCAAACAGATCCGAACCGAAAGCAGTCGCCACGTAACCATCAAGGTATGCTTTGCTTGAAGCTTGAGTTGGGTTATGCAAGCGAGAGATTTCACCAGACAGTGCCACGTTTGCAGTGCTTGTAATTAACGCTGAACGGTCACCCGCTGGAGTTAAATACTGGTTCATCTTGGCACGAGCCAAAGCAAGCGCGTTTGATGGCGTAGTACCTGCGGTATTCATCGATACAAGGTTCGGAACACCCAAAACACCTTTAGCGATCAAGTCAGCTTCAACAACAGATGCAAGGGTTTGCATTTGCGGGCGTAGAATGCGCTCTTTAAAGTCAGTGATGTTGAGCATCTTCTCTTTAGCACCAAACTGCAAAGCAATATGCTTTTGCGTGTCCAGCGATAAGTTTACTGATTCTTCAATTACATCAGTACCCGCAGCACCACCTGCATAAGTCGCACCATCAAATACTTTACCCGATGTTGGAATTTTGATTTTAACCGTGTCGCCTTTTTTGTAGCCTGAAACATCGCTACCGAATTCGTCTTGGCGGCCTTTGTTGATGTTCGCTGTAAACGGTGCTAATTCTTCCAGCATTTTAGCCGCTTCGCGTGCGATCATTTGGTGTGTTAAAACTTGATTAGCCATAAATTACTTACCTTTTCTTAATTGAGTTTCTGCCCGATACCACTCGTCATCTGACATTTTTTCAGGACTTCGAGCGGCTGGCGCATTTGCTTGAACGGGTTTAATTGGAGGTGGAGCTTTTGAAACTTTTGGCGCAGGCTTGGTTTCCCATGAATCCACGATTTCACTCAGGATTCGAGCGGCTTTAAGTTTTGATGAGCTTGAAAGCGTTTCGTGTAGCGCTTCATTCTTGCCAATTTCATAAAGCAACTTAACTTGTGTTTCAGGGCTGTAACCGAACTCGGAAGCAACTTCATCCAGCGTCAACGGCATTGGCAAATCGCGCTGTAATCCTGCTTGAACTACAGAATCAAAATCAGGATATGTTTCTGCAACTGTAGTGATTACAGCTTCAAATTCAGCCTGTTTTTCTATCTGTGTTTGTTGCTGCTTCTCTGCCAGCATTTCTTCACGGAATTCGCGTTTAGCTTCATCCATGAGCCACTTTCGTTCAGCCTTTTTGAACTCTGAATAATCCTCAAAGTCCTCAATTGCTGGACCATCACTCGCCTGCGCAGGTTGATTAGCCTTAGCCTCATACTCGGCAAGCTTTGCAGCCATTTCAGCCTTTTCACGAGCCAATTGCTGAATACGCTCTTGAGCACGATTGCGCTTTGGTTTTTCTTCCTGCTCGCTTTCCTCTTTTTGCTCAGTTTCCTGTTGTTCAGGCTCCTGAGCTTCTGATTCAGGTTGCCATTCGGTTTGTTCTGTTTCGACTTCTGCGGCTGTGTTTTCCGTAGCGCCTGTGTCTACGATGTCGTCACTTTCAAACGTCATTCTGTCCATCTCCATTTGGCATGAATGCCAAGTTTTCATCGATCAATGCGCTTTCCCCAATTTGATCAGGATCGGGAGCGAAGTTAGGTAGAGCATTTTGTTCAGGCATTAAAAAACCCTCACTTGGAGGGCTTTCAATGTCTTGCGCTGGCACCATGGGCTGCTCAAATTCCATAGGCTGCGGATAGTCTTGTGACTGGTTTACACCATAACTACCAACGTCCTCGCCTTGAGTGCGCCAGTCCGTTGGTGTGTTGGCAATGTCGATATTCTGTTTTAACAACTCGACAATGCCGCGCAATTCCTCAACATCGGAACGACCAGAATTATTAATCTGAGCTTCAAGAATGCGGCTTTCTGCTGCAATCTCAGCTTCTCTGATCTTCACATCCCGATCCGCTTGCTTGTCTTGTAACTGTTGAGCCATCTGCTGCATTTGCTGTGTCTGCTCTTGCATTTGCTGCTGCATCTGCGTCATTTGAGCTTTAACAGCAGGCGGCACACTTGGATCATCTTCAAGCAATTGCGGCAACATGGTCTTTTTGATGCGGTCTGCAATCTCTTTGGCGTTCACTAATGGCGAGTCTTTGATAATCAAATCACCCGCTGACTGCATGACACCTGGTGCGAACTGTGCAACCTGCATTAGCAATTGGAATGACTGCTCACGCTGAGTATTGAAGCTTGGACCAGTATCAATACGAACGTCATAACGACCCATTGAAAGGTTGTTTAGCACACCATCAATAGCCTTGCTCATTTCGTCTGGTGTTTCAGGCTGAGCATTCAGCTTGACCATTTCTTCTTCGCCATCCATACCAATGATTCGACGGACCATAGGTGTGTCATAAAGGCGCGGATATAGATCAACCAAGATACGGCCACACTGACGCAACGACTTGTTCAAGTTGTCTTGAAAGTGGAAGTGTGCTGTGTCTGCCTGACGCTGAAGCAAGCCAATTGCTCGGCCTGACTGCGAATTAACATCCTGACCCATCTGCGGTGCGTGCATGTTCAACGTGTCGGAAATAAGCGCTTGTGATGTTGCTGTGGCGTTTAAAATCCCCGCTGGTGGCTGTGCTGCGCCAATGCGTTGCGGTGCTGCGTACTGTGTACCATTTTCATCGCGGGAACGATAACGAGAAGCGCCATATTTGCCAGGATTCAGCCATTCATCTTCAAAGCCTGCAATCGCTTCATGTTCTACAGCCAAAATATCGTCTTGGTTCTTCTGTAAAATATGTGCTTCGGCCGACTTCCAGTAGTTGAACAGTCGTTGTGGATCTTTAGCAAAGTGAATCAATGAGAATACATGACGCTCGTTGCCGATCCAGTTCACCGCACCGTAGACTGGAACGATTGGAATAAACTTACCAGGGAAAACACCAGTTTCTAAAACCTTACTGCCTGAGATTTTCGCCCACTTGATTTCAGTGCGCTTGCTTGGTCGTGATTCAACAGTGAAAGATTCAATATCTTCTTCATGCCATTCTTTTGCCAGTTCAGACTTGAATGCGGTTGAGCCATCTTCGAGCAATAACAGCTCATCACTAATATCTTCTTTATAGAAATACTCAGCAATTAAAACTGTGTCGTCTGGCTTGTTCTCCCAGTCTGTTGCACCATCAATCTCAAAGTCAGTGGCTTCTTCACCATACTGAGCCTTGACTGCGCTTTTCTTCACCCATTCAACAACCAAGCACTTGGTCGCATCAGACCCATCAAGACGCTTGGAAAGTGGATCAAGTAAAACTGCTTCGGGGTTTTCAATTGGAACGAATCGCGGCTCTTGATTGAATGAATCATCGCTCACATAGTCAGTCGCTAAACGAATGAAGCCTAAACCGCCAAGCACGGCATTTTCTGCTGCCTGATCGGTTGCATCTTCTGCATTACTCGCTTCTTCAGTATCTTTGATCAGACCACCGAGAATTTTAGCGATATCAGTATCAGCACCATTATCAACTGGAACGACCTGGATTTGCGGTCGGTTCTGGCGCATGGTGTTAATTTGCTGCATAGCGAATGTACGAAGCAAGTTAAACTCAAGCGTGGGCTTGCCTTCAACTTTACGTTTTGCGCGTGCTTTAGCGTCCCACTGCCCGCCTTCAACCGTTACAAACTCTTTATCATCGTGACCACGGTCGAAAGTTTCTTGCCAGTAGTCCTGCGCCTCTTTTTTGAATGCTTTAGCATCAGCCAAGATTTGCTCATGTTGTTTTTTATCTTTGCTCATGTGTTATCTCTGCCAACTTGAAGCGCTCTTTAAAAGTGGTGCGGATGGTTTCTTTTGTTCGTGCATTTTGTTGATGTTCAAAGCGCCCTCGCCGAATGCATCCGAGCCATGCGAAGCCCAGTCATGCACAGCGGTTGCCTTAAACTGGTCTAGTTTGTCGTTAAATTCACGACGATAGTTCTGCAATGCTTTGACACCATGTTTGCATTTATCAGCATCAAACCAGCAGTTTTTTAGCATCTGGCGTGTGGCTTCAATACGATCTTCAACACCCAGTCGAGCGCCTTTCGTCATTCGATAGCCAAGGGTTGCCATAGTCTGCTCACGACTCACACCACTGGAAAGGTCCCGCGCTGCAATATCATGTGGAGCGAAGTGTTTTTCATAGCGATAACCAAAGCTTTGCGTTTTCTCATCAAGTATTCGTGCGTAATGTGCCAATGGCTCGTTGTTCGCTTCATAGTAATCAATGACACGAACCTCTTTACCATAAATCTGAAAGAACCAAATCGCGGTGCTGTCCAAAATCCCCAAATCCCATGAAGTGTAGATTGGTAAATTAGGATCATGCGGAACTTTACAGATACGGTTTTCACGCTTGATCTGCTCAAACTCAGATTTGTAGATTGCACCATCTGCAATTTCTTTGGGTTTGCCAAGCCAGATGTGTTCATAGCGCTCGTAATCTTCACGCTTCATCTGCTCAGCAAGTGCGACCAGTTCGGCTGGACATTCTTTGTTGTCTGTGTAATTGATCTGCACCACAACAGTGTCGTCACGCTCAGTCATCACGTATTCAGAATAAACCGCGTCACTTGGCAGCTTTGGGTTCATCGACATGACAACCATCGGCTTAGAAGTACGAACAACTGTAGGGATCAAGATAGATAATGAAAACGAGCTAACCGTCTGTGCTTCTTCAATCCACGTGATAGTCGCACCCTCGAATGACTTAACTGATTCAACTGTATGACTCAGCAAGCCAGCGAAAGAAAACTCTGTGCCATTCTTGCCACGTATTTCCGTTTCTAATATCTCGTAAAATGCACCCAAACCGAGCGCAGCAATGCGATCCGATAAGAGTTTATGCACAGACTGTTTAATTGACTTTTGCACTTCACGACAGCATAAAATGCGGTGCTTTTGTTTTGCGCCTTCAATCAATAGAAAGTCTGCAATCTCCCAAGACTTACCACCACCACGACCACCGTGATAAACGTAAAACAGCTTGTTGTTCTTCTGGTGCATGTAAAGCGGCTTAAACTTAATCGGTACTCGTTTCTCCATCATTTTCGAATACCACCTTTAAACTTAAATCAATAGGGCCGCCATTGGGACCAGTGTGCTCAATTTTGTCTTTAAACATACCTAGATGCTTACCGAGATGCGCCCATGCGGAAACACGTGCTGATTGGGTAGAGCCTTCGGAAAGGTCTTTAGCTTCATTCAGTAAGCCTTGAACAACCATTTCAACAGTGACTTGGGCTTTATTTGAGAGTTTTTCCTGAGCTTCAGCAATGGCTTTTGCAACCATAGGTTTTGATAGGTTTTCACTCCCTATCTCTTGTGCTGTCTTTTCGCTATAACCCGCACGAATTGCGCTTTGCGTTGCATTTAGGTCTATCAGATATTCTTCGACAAACCTTTGCTGTTTGGGCGTTAGGTTCGCCATATCTTTACTCCCTCAAATACTTCAAATCGTCTGGCATTGTTAAGTGCACACCAAGTTTCACGGATGCAAATGCAACAATGTAGTCACAAAACTCTGAAAACTGCTTCTTGTTCGCTTTGCTAGATTTAACATGGTCCTGAATAAACATTCTAACCACACGATTGTATTTAGCTGTGTGAATAAGCTTCTCTTGACCATCAAGCAATCGCAATACATCTCGATAACCAATTACAGCCTCAAACGCTTCCAGTGCATCAGGATTGTCGCGAATATAGATTTTTGCTAGAAACTTTTTCTTCATTTCATATTTGATCTTTTCAGGCTCATCACCTGTGAATCTAGCAATTTGACCAAACCACATGTGAAGTAATCTATTCTGCGCCTTGCTTCGATCTTCTTGCTTCTGATCTATGCGAACAACTAAAGGTTTACCATCATTAATCGCCTGAGTGTAATTGGTATGCATGTAGTTAATGGCTTTGGTGATGTCGGCATGACTCTGGATAGGAAACACGGCTTTTTGCATTTCCCCGTCCTTATTTAATATTAATTGTATGACCTATTCTTTCCAGGCCTTTAAGACCCCTAACAACCTGCTTTCCAGATTCAGATATAAACAAAAATAAGCTTCGATGAAAAATCTCTGTTTTCAGTATTAAGACATCGCCACTCAATCGATCTCGAAAAACATCATCAATCTGAACCGTGTGCATCAAAACACCTCTTTATCTTCCATCACCAACATCCGCTCAACTCTCACCCACCACTTCTCAAACATGGCTTCGCTTTCTGCTCGATTACCAAGTTCAAAACGATCAAACGCAGCATGACATATTGCACAAAGGGGAATAACAAAGGCGTCACTAGCCTTGATTCCTCTGCCCTTGCCATGCTTTGCTGAATTTGAATGAGCCGCTTGTGAGTTTGGATTACCACACCTTACACACGGAAGCTTTCTAATCTCAGCCAGTCGCTTAGGACTACGCATTGAGTTGTTTCTCTATGCTTGCAATCTGTCTGCCAATCTTTCTTAACTCACCAATACAGTCTTGTCTGAACGCATGGCTCGAAAAGAGATGGTTGTAATTCATTAACCGCGCTTGGTTTGCTTTGAGTATTTCTAAGTTTTTAGATGCTTCTACACGATCAACCATGACCACCACCAATAAGAAAAGAAAAACCCCGCCAAGTTTGTTATCTCAGCGGGGTCTTATGTGCCGTAATACGTCCAGCAAATGCCACCGAAGTGGCGAGGGTCTACTTAACTTCTTTCATACAATCACGACACACCTTGATTTCTTCATCATCAACCGTGTAGTCGATTTCAGTCGCACCGTGTAGACCGAATAAACATAATAAGAATTGGAGCATGTGGATCTCCTTTGATTTTAAAGACGGGATGAATACGGCAGGACTTGAACCTGCACGGGTGGTGTCTAAGCTGTTCCCCACCCATACGACTGCTATCTCGTATTAGAAAGCCGCTCTAACCAACTGAGCTACGCTATTCACCCCTCTTTAGAATCTAGGTGGCGGCATTAAAATTTAAACCACTACGAATAAAGTTAAGCCGCCATTGGGTGCCTTGATATTGCTTTCACAAAACATTTCTCAAGGCATTAAAAAAGCCCATCGTTTGATGAGCTTCTAACAATTACTTCTTCATTTACTGATATTGACATGCTTTTTCTAAGATACCTTCTCCAGCTGAATTTGGAATAACATCTCTCGTCTCTACATAGGTTAGCTGACGAGAATTTACCAAGCTGCCATTCTTTTTATACTTTGCATAAGACTTCAATCCCGAAGTTAATGCATTGCAATCTATATGCAATAAATCAATTTCATAATCACCTACAGAAAGTCCATCCTTGGTAATATCATTATAAATTACCAGTTTAACCCAAACTTTTAAATAAGACTTTCCATACTCAGATGCTGTTCGAATTTTATCAGGGTCTATAAGGTAAATGTGCTCATCTGTAGAACCTACGCTTTCCCATTCTGCATTCGCTTTCACGGGAAAAAAACCTATCATTAATAAAGCAAAGACTATTTTTAACATAATTATGTCAATTCAGTTTAATTACAATAGTTTACAATTCTATTATATAAATAAAATATTGACCAATATTTATTATAAAAAAAGCCCACCTTTCGATGAGCTTATTTTTGCGTGGTCTTTTACGAATGCAGTTCGACCACTGTAACGAAACTATATCTTAGCGACGTTTAGGTGTCAACCTCTTAATTTCTTTCGGTATTCATCAACGTAGAAATCAATTTCCTCATGAAATCCTTCAAGAATACTCTCAACCATAAATGATAAATACTTGTGTCGTTTTGCAAACCCATCAGCATTCACCTCTGTAATACCAAAGAAGTTTAACTGCCCTTGCAGTGTTCTTTCTTCCTTTAGTTTTGGTCGCAAATTATAAAACACGCCCATTCTTGCAATCTTGAAGCAAAATAACTGTAAGTCGAACTTTTGACGATTCACCTTTTCTTCTGCTGTGGAATAAAGGATTTTTGCAATGTACTTACAGACCTCAGCAAATGCCTGCGTATTATCCCGATAATCACCCCACACCAATAATTCACAGTATGCTTTACATGCTGGGCATTCGATTGAAGCAATAGCACCACAGCGGTCTTCCCATGATGGACCTTTCTCACCAGTGCCTTTCGGATCTTCGGTGTATTCAATCGCTTTAAGGCCGATTTGAGTAAGCCACTCCAAATTTGTCATTTTTTCCGTTACCGCATTCATCCCAATCCCCTAAATCTCTCTAATCTCTAAACCGTGTACCGACTTCATCAAGTGCTTTTTCAAACGGTAAACTGGCAAATTCCGTGTCATCTTGCTTTTGACATCCTCAACTACCAACTGCCCCTTTTCTTGATAAACAAAATCTGCGACATACTTCACCGCTGGCTTGCGTCTCGGCTCATTTTCAAACTTGACCGACTCGGCCAAAATGAAAGCCTTTTGCAGCTCTAAGCTTTTGATTTCCCCCGCACGCTCTAACAGTGACAAATCCCGATAGCGTCTTGCTTCTTTCTGACTATCGAAAGTGATGCCGTTAAGCACCACCTTCTTGTTGTTGTATTTAGTCACTGGCACCTCGCACCACTCCACACGCTCTTTCCGCCAAAGTTGCATAACCAGCAATGTCACGATAGTTATCAAAATATTGAGGGTCGCCATTCACGGCTCTTGCAATCTTGTTGCAAATCATAAAAAGACTGGTTTTCTGCTCTGCGTTTAAATGCTCGTAGTTTGCGCCACATTCAACGATAGCCATTAGCTGTTGAGTTGTACCAGCCACATCGGAATAATTGCCATAACGAGCGCCACGTTCGTTTAAGGTGCTATCCACATCACTCACTCATCACCACCCTTGAGCGCTTGCTCTAATCTTTTCCCAAAAATTCCTGCGCTGTCTGCAAACCCACGCCAATATTCAAATTTATTCTGATGATCTTGTTGATAGCACTTATTTAAATCTTCAATTAGTTGCCTTGCAGCATCCACCCGCTTTTGCAGCTCATCAACCCTTGCTTGTTGGTACTTCCAAACCTCATAAGACACATACTGTTCATAGTTATCTGATGAACCCCAATACATGTCATCCTGTTTACAGTAGCCAGTAAGCGAAATCAGTTTCTTTAACCGCTTATGGTTTTTGATAAACTTCTCAAACAGGTAGTTTTTAAAATCACTCATGCTCAATCACCTTCGTATTTGGAGAAATGTGGTTCCGAATGTCGGTGCAATGGTCGGTTTCCTCATCAGACCACCGCGTTACATTCACATCAAAAGGCTCTGATTTTTGTTCTGAACAACGAGTACAGACAAGGTGGCGCTTGGTGTCTTCAATACTGGAAACATTTTCCCAGTCGTGGTCACATTCTTTTAATTCCGCAAATCCTGTCATGCCGCCAACTCCTGTAAACGATATTTTCTGCGCATTCCACGACTCACACGCTCAGCCTTAAACTTGCTGTAAGACTCAAAGTTCTTAAACTTCACATCTGCTTTCATGTAGCACATGCACTTGAATAGCTTGTAGCCCTTATCTAAAAATGGCTTATGCACATCATCGGTTTCTTGTTCTAAACCTTTCCATCTGCGCTTAAATCCATGTTCATCCACCAACTTTGCATCACTTCCGCCAAGCTTAAATTGGTCGTATGTCATGCTTGGCACATCGAACTGCCTTGCTGAAGTTTGGATGTCGCTTGGGTCGTCCTTGTGGTAGTAGTAAGAATCCATGCCCACAAAAAACGCAGTGTCATCAGTCATCAAATCCCACAAAATTGGAACGACCAAATCACCATCAAAATATTCATACATGCCTTCGATAGCCTGTTTTTGTGACACACCATTGGCTCTCAACTCATTTGAAGCTTCGGTCAATTCAACATCATCAAACGACGACCATAATTCATAGGTTTTAGCCAATTCATTTCGATACAGATTGACCAACTTATTCGGGTTATATTTCTTATTGCGCTTTTTCATGCTGTCGCCCCTGTATTTTCTCGCTTCCATTTTTTGTACTTTTGAGCTGATGCTTTACTGCAATGTACGCAGTGATATTTCCGACCACTGCCAACAATACGAAACTCAGTCAATCCGCACTTTTCGCACAGCCCATTGAAATAGCGCAAACCCTGCAATTTTGTTTGTTCAGCTAATTCCGGGTTGTACGTAAAACGCTTCCTTTTTTGCTCCAACGTGCTCACTTGCTCTTTAGTCATTCTTTTTTGTTTAAGTCGCTCAACGTGCGCTAAATGACATGGATAGCAAAAGACCTTACCCCCAGCTTGAAGTATGAACTTTGCTGGCCCACACTTTTTGCACTCAGCAATAAAACTCTTTTCTCCATTTTTAATCGCTTCGCTTTTTGCTTCAGCAAGACGCTTCAATCTCAGACTCTCGGCTGATGGCGCTGTTGGAGCTTTGCGCTTTTCCGAATATTCAAATGACTTAACAAGCTTTTTGATTTGATCCCACTTCGCAGCGTTTAGTTTTGTGCGACCCTTGGTAGCACCTTTCAAATATTGAGGGTGATACCCAGCCATTGCAGCTAGTCGCTTAAAATCACTTTTGTTTTGAAGATTGCTTTCAAACTTAGACATGACTGCAATCTGATCTTGAATCTGAGCTTCATATTGCTGCTTCTTTTGCTCCCTGACTGCGGCTTTGTACTCTCTGATCGCTTGATTCTTCAACTCGATTGCTTTTTCCCGATCAAGTCGCTCCTTGTCGCTAAGCACCTGCGCTTTGCTTTGTGGGATAACACCATCTTTAAAATGAGTGAATCCAATCGGTAGCACTTGAGTTTCCCCACCTCCCGCAAGGAAGTTTTCAACATCACGCTCTAGCTGCTCACGTAGACTGCGTTTAGCCTCAATCTGAGCATGAGTTATGTTTTTGCCAGCTTGTACTGACTCAATTCTTTGTTGTAGTAATTCGTTCACACCCCACCCCCTACTTGCTTATCCATAAAACGCACCGCATTCGGCAATTGCTTTTGCTCAGCTCGTAGTGCCGCTTTGTATTCCTCGAAGTTGTCAAACGGATCAATATGCTCGTCCTCGATTGACTCCCATGGTTGCGGCTCTTTATGTTCTTCCGCCATTCTGTTAATCGGATTGCGCTTAATCAGTGGCCCAAGTTTTGCCAGTGCTTCTTGAGCTATCGTTTTATATCGCTCAGATTCGCTCAGTTGCTCCAATTTGGTCTGTTTATGCTCTAGCAGTGCAGTTGCATCAGGTACAGTTAAAAAGCCGTCTACAGTCGCCTGATTGATCGCTGCGATCTGCTGATCTTTGTCAGTACCAAGCGAAGTCACATAAATCGGCTTCAAACCTTGATCTTTAGCTTGAGTTACAAGGCGGTCATAGGCATCACAAAAGATTTTCTTAGCTTCGGCACGTTGGTATTTATCACCAGTCTTAACCAAGTCTTCACAACGACTGAATGCTTGAGCCATTTGTTCAGTCCAGATCACTGTTAATTCCTGACCATCAAAGCCAATCGACTTTTCAGCAATCGCCCATGCTTCATGTGAGCCGAGCCAGTCATCGGTCTTTGGTTCGCACCAAGAACGGAATTCAGGGATGGTTGGTGGCCACTGCTCATGCTTCATGCGATTCACACCGCGAGCAAAGTCTTCAACTGTTAAGCCTTGGTATGCGTCGACCATGGCTTGCTTTAGTTCTTCAACATCAACACCAACCCACTGATCCGCAAACTTCTTGCCGTAGTTGATGCGCATTTTTGAAATCAGACGCGTAGCATCATCTTTGGTGAACTCACGCATGACCCACCTCCTCAATCAGCAATGACTTTTTTGGCGTTACATCGCGCTCACCAAATGCTTCACGTTCGGCCTGTCTCCAGCGGTCCATTTCAGATGCGGTGCGTTGTTGAGAGGTTTGGTATTGCTCATTTTGTTTTTGAGGTTGATCTTGATTACGCATAATCCATTGAACAAATTTCACTAGCGCTTTGTTGTCAGCCATAGGTTGATTTGCGTAGTACAGCTCGAACTGTGGTTGCAGTTGGTCAATATATTTCTGGTCAACTGGTTTACGGCCTGACTTCAATAAATTGGCATTCACATAATCAATGTCGAACGTATATATATATTGGTTACTGGTTAATGGTTCTTGGTTAATGGTTAGTGGTTTATGGTTAGGTGACGGTTCGTGCTCTTCTTCACACGCTTCGTGCACGTTTCGTGACGGTTCGTGCTTAGATTTACGTTTTGCTTCACGATCTTTGGCGATTCGTGCATTTGTTTCAGCTTTAGCTTTATACGAATCAAGTTCATCTTGAATGCGTTTTTGAACATAACGATCACCATCAAGAGTGAAAAATTTAGATAAAACGAACTTAATCGCAGCCACTTCTGCATCATCACGCGCCCATGCCCAGTCCAATGCTTCTTCTAGAGTCGGGAATGTTTCACGATCGTAAATCGCATCCATGAGTAAGGTATAAGCACCATGCTCAAGCATGGATAAGCGCCCTGCCTTTTTGGCATAATCACCTATGTTGCGTTTGTAGTAATGCATTACGCCCACTCCCCGCGCTCAATTGTGAAATATGTACACTCAATATTGTTTGCATGAATGTTTTTTAGGTGCTCCAGCGCCTCATCAAAAGAATCGCACTGGCGGATGGTTTTGCCTTTGGTGATGTACCCACCATCATTACAGGCGATCCACCCTAAAATGCGGTAGCGTTGCGTTTGATTGCTCATACTTCACCATCCTTGGCACAACCTTCGTCGTAAATCCAAAGAGTTGGCTTGCTTCCGAGTCGCATGCTAATCACACCAGTGCCTTTGGTTCGAATAATCACACTTAGGTCATAAGAGCATTGGCGCTCAGTTATGTCATGCCCTTTGGCTTTCATTCGGTTTACCACGCCTTTGGTATAAGGTCTTTTGCCTTGTGCTTTTGCGTCCTTAACGCATTGCAATACTTGATTCTGGCGATCAGTGAGATTTGAGTTCATACCACCACTCCTTCACTTACAAGCTGCTCAATTACCCACTGTTCGCCTTTGTTAGTGAATTTGGATTGTGGGTAGCCTTGTTCTGTCTGTTTGACTTCGCCATAACCTTTGTCGATAAACCATTGAGCAAAGGTGCGTCCAGCAATACGACGGTCATATACACCCATATCAGCAAGGTATTGATTGAGTTTCACGGCCGACATGCCGACCTTCTTACCAACCTGTGAAGCATTTAAAAGATTTTTAGTGTCGGCAACACGGTCAAAGTACTGGACTTTAGGTGCTGCGAGTTCTAATTGCTGAATAGCAGCCTGTTTTTGCTTTTCTTCTTCAATCCATTTTTTGGCGCGTTCGATTGGGTCGTCGATTGCGTAGGATGGTAGGTTTTGAGCTGCAATGTGTTGTTCCATTGCAGTCATACGGTCAAAGACTTGGGCTTGTAGCTCGTAGCTGTATGACATAGCCATAAGGCAAGCTTCGCGTTTTGGGAATCGGTAGCAAGGGCGTTGCTCACCATTTCCAGCAAGATAAGACGAGCGAAATTTTTCGCTGGTCTCTATCCCTAAAACCTTTGGTACTTTTGCCATAAAATCAGCATGGCGAAGCTGAACTGGCTTTTCGTCAAACTTGCGGCTATCGTTGATATAATCAACAAGCTCAAGCGATACCATGGTCACTTGGTCTGTGTTATTATCATTTTGAATTTGTGCTAACATATTCATTGTTCATTGACCTCCAAAGTTTTGAACATCAAGCTCATCTGTTACAGCAGATGGGCTTTTTTGTGTTTCCCAGTTATTCCCTAACAATCCCAAGCGAGCCATTCGCTCAGCTGCTAATCTTTCTGTATACCCAGTACCAAGCAAGGCGGTATTCAAAATGTCAGATGCAGCTTTATCTATGGTTTCGTTACGAGACATGGCAAGCAATGCCAAACGGTCATGCGCTTCGGGTAAAACTCCTTTAGCCCGAACCTCTCTTTTTGGTAGAGACATAAGTCCTCCTGTTGCAATTGATTTGATAAATCCCTTAATCCACATTTACTCACCTATGCTGCTGGACTGTGTGAACAGTGTTTTTTCCATAGGCACTCCAAGCTTTTACCCAAGTCGTATCCGATCCTTTTGCCACATAAGCCGTTTTCAAGATTGCTCACATAGTTTTGAGAGCAGTTAATCTCAGTAGCGATTTGGGTTTGGGTTAATCCCTGCTCCTTCAAATCAATGATCATTTTTTGCCACTGGCTCATAGAACACCTCCTATATTTTTTACAAATATATAGGTTTTCCGATATTTATACAATAGCCAAACCGATTGAAATTTGTATCACAATTCCGATAGTGGTTTTAAGGAAAAGCTCATGACAACTTTGGGTGAAAATTTAAAAAAGATTCGCAAAGCGAAAAAAATGACACAGAAAGAATTGGCTCAAAAGTCTGGAGTTAAGCAATCTGTTATCTCTGATCTAGAGACAGGTAATGCAAAATCCACTGGATCGATTTTAGAGTTGGCTAATGCGCTTGGCGTGACCGCTGAGGAATTAAAGAAAGGCGTTTTTGATGAGATTTCATTAACAAATGTTGCACCAGTAGTTCCACGTATGGCTCCTGTTCTTTCATGGGTGCAAGCTGGAACTATGACCAATGTTCAAGCTGTTGATATGTCGCAAGTGGAAGAGTGGCTACCCATTCCAGATGGTGATTGTGAGAAGTGCTTTTACCTGAAAGTACAGGGCTTGAGTAACTACCCAGAATTCCATGAAGGCGATTACATCCTTGTAGACCCTACTCTGCCTTTTAGTGATATGAACTCAGGCGACATTATTGTTGTTAGAAAGTTTGATGATGCGACTTTTAAGCGCCTGGTAATTGAGCCAGATGGCACTAAATACCTGCAAGCCATCAATCCTGAATTCAAACCAAACATCATTCTACTTGATCAAGATTGTGAGTTTGTAGGTGAGGTGGTTGATTGCATTCGCTACGTATATAGGTCAAGAAAAAAGATTCGCAACAGTTAAAAAAATAGGGGGTTTTATGGATTTCTGGTACTTTATAGGTCAGCTTTTGACTATCTCGTGCATACCTTTGATTCACTATGCTTTGAGTAAAAATTTAAAATTAAGTGATATAAAAAAAGCACGATGGCAATATATTGCTGTTTTTATCTTTATGTCTTTTTTGGCGCTTTCCGGGTCGGGCGGTCGAGGTGAATCAGTTTTAGCTTTGATTGTATCGATGGTTATTTATGTTTTTACATACAAACGCCTGGTGAGAAATAAATACCACCCAAAGATTGTTGATTTTCAGTCGTTCGATGAGTATGTGGCAGCTGTAGCTAAAAAAAGAAATATTAAATACCCGCTACCACAAAACATGGTAGTTATATTTGGTGATGTTCCGAAATTGGAAAATTTTGAGTCAATACCTGAATGGGTCCATGCTGTAAACAAATATTTTGAAGATATAGAGTCAATTTAAAACTAAAAAATATTAGCCCAACCCGCTTCGGCGGGTTTTCTTTTGTCTTAAAAATATAAATAAAAAAATAATATCGGTTTTTCTATATTAATATCGGTTTTCCTATTGACTAATAATATCGGAAATGCGATATTTACCTCGTAAACATAAAAAAGCCCTTCCTGACTCGACATCAAAAGGGCTTCAACACAACGAGGTCATTATGACAACTAAATCCAATATTCTCAAGTCTGCATTCATTGCAGCATCAATCAGCGCGGGGATAGCAGTAGCTTACGCTTTCCAGCCTGCCAAGGTTGCTGATGATAACCATCAAGTGGTTATCACAGCTCAAAAATATGAAGTGCTTAAACGTACTTGCAATGAGACCTGTATCGCTACTGTCAAAGCCAACGATTACAACATTTATGTCGAGTATGCGTTAGATGGTGGCTCAGTCGAGTTTCTGGACATTCTGAACGTGGTGCATTCCGATGAAACTGTGAATGCGTATATCGACCAGTATGAAATTCAAAAAATTAACGCTGCGATTGCTGGGGGTGTGAAGTGAGCATTTTTTATGTTGTTCCAGAACACTGTGAAGAAAGTCGCTATCACTTGGAAACCAATCACTCTTGGACACCTGATGAAATTTTTGAATCTGACTTAGCAAATAGCTTTGCTGGTGATTGTGCTCAAGATTATTGGGATAACCATGATGGATGGGAATCTAATTGGCCTTTGGAAGTACGTTTATTTGAATCAATGGAAGCTGAGCAGCCTTTCTATAAAGCAAAAGTAAAAATGGAAATGTCGCCAGATTTCTCTGCTGAGGAGGTGCAACCATGAACACTCAAACCAAACCTGAATTGTTCGCGCCCTGCTTTCCGATGCTTTCGATCAAGAAGTCAGGCATTGAGGTTGATGCGGACAATGTGCAGTTTTCTTTCGTGATCGGTAGTGAGTCCATTGACTGTGAAATCAAAGCGGTTGAATTGACAGATTCAATGTATGTGGAACAGCAATTTCACCCTGAATTTGGACGTGATGTGGATTACACCAAGCTTGAAGTGGATAACAAAACTTTAGCTTTGGTCACTCGGTCTGACTTTGAAGAAACACCAGCAGGCTTGCATTTCATTCTAACTGAATCTCAGGTCTATGAGTTGAATGAATGGCTTGAAGCGGATGCGGTTGAAAAATTTGAAATGGCACAAGGATAAGAATATGAATGCACCAGTACAACATACAACCAAAGCTTTCTTTGATCGTCCTGTGGTTCAGGAAAAATTAAAAGAGCTTGTTGGCAAAAATGCCCCTGCTTTTGCAACTTCTGTTTTGCAGATCGTGAACAGCAATTCAATGCTTGTTAATGCAGATCCACAGACCGTATTTAGCGCTGCTTGCATGGCTGCGACATTGAACTTGCCAATCAATAACAACCTTGGCTTTGCTTACATTGTTCCTTTCAAGAACAACAAAACAAACACTATCGAAGCTCAATTTCAGCTTGGGTATAAAGGATTTATTCAGTTGGCACAGCGTTCAGGTCAGTTCAGCCGTATTGCTGCAACACCTGTTTATGAGGGTCAATTGTTATCTGCAAACCCATTGCTCGGCTATGAGTTTGATTGGTCGGTTAAACCAAGTGGCAACCCGATTGGATATGTGGCGTTTTTTAAGCTGATTAATGGCTTCACCGCTGAACTCTATATGAGTAAAGAGGAAGTAATGAAGCACGCCAACAAGTACAGCCAAACAGCCAAAAAAGGCTTTGGTGTGTGGAAAGACCAGTTTGAAGCCATGGCGCTTAAAACCGTGTTAAAGCTGCTTTTATCGAAGCAAGCCCCACTTTCAATTGAGATGCAGACTGCACAACTTGCGGATCAAGCCATTGTTCGTGATGTGGAAACTAATGATTTTGATTACATCGACCACAGCGAATCGGTTGCAGATTTAGAGCCTCCAAAACTAACGCTGAATGATGATGAGTTTGATGCAGCGCTTGAACAACTCAATGCTGGTGCGATTGATAAGGCTTATATCTTAAATGGTTACACATTGACAGATGCGCAGCGTGTAGCAGTGGAGGCTCAGTGATGAAACTATTCCGCTGTTCTTCCCTACACAAACTTATTGGTGATGGTCGCTCTAAAGCGGCTGTCATCAGCGACACAGCAAAGTCTGCAATCCGTGACATCGTGAAAGAGGACTTATACGGTTTTCGCTCATTCACTGGCAACCAGTACACACAAAAAGGCAATTTGCTCGAAGATTTAGCGATTGAGATGTCGGGCAAGATGCGTCTACGCAATTATCAAAAGCACGTTGGCCGTGTTGAAAATGAGTTAGTCACTGGCGAGTGTGACGTTCTTGATCTCAAGAATAAGCTGATTATTGATACCAAATGCACTTGGGATATTGGCACACATCCATTCTTTGCAGATGAAGCAATGGAGAAAGTCAAAAAGGCTGGCTATGACGTACAGATGCAAGCATATATGTGGCTGTATGGCTGCGATGTGGCAAATATTGATTTTTGGTTATTCCCTTGCCCACCTGAATTGTTGAACGGCTGGGATGACATAGATCAATTGGTTCACTTGGTAGAAAAGATTGATATTCGAGAGCGCAAAACGACTGTAGTTATCGAGCGTGATGAATCAATCATTCAAAAAATCAAGGACAAGGTTCCGCACTGTCAAGAATATTACGCAAAGCTTTTTGCTGAACGTAGCAAGGTAAAGGTGGCGGCATGAAAAAATTAACTCGCGTCCACCCCCTTATGAGCGAAGCCTTCATTATCTGGCTTGTCCGCATCGGCTATCGGGGTGTGCGTCATAGCTCAGGTGACACGCATTTTTATTGTGAGGTGGTGAATAAGAACTTTCCTCGCGGTGTGGTCATTATGGCGAACGGAAAGCTAAATAAGATTGCCGTGCGCTTGTATGAAGAATTTAAGAAACATGACCCGTTTAATGAGGTGGCGTGATGGATATTAATAAAGAAAATACAAAGTACCTTGCATATCTTCTTGCTAATTGTGGTGCAACTCAAGACGAAATTAATGATTTAAGTTTTGATGATGAGGTTGGTTTTTTTGAATCAAATCGACTAGCAGATTGGTTTGTTAGTCAAATTAACTTCGGTTGGAGAGTTTGGCAAGCAGCCAAAGCCCAAGCGGCGCCTGAAGGGTTTGTTTTGGTTTCTGCTGAGCAAATGAGCCAATGGGGCCACATGGCAAGCTATGCAGAACAATATGGATGCCCTGAGTGTTTTGAAGCAAGAGGGTATGCGCATGGTTTGGCTTGCGAGATTAATGAATTTTTTGCAATCGAACCACAGGAGCCAGTCAATGACTAAAATCGATTTAAGACGTGGTGATTTTGAAGCCA